GTAGAATCTGCCAAGATGGTGACAGGTGGTACTCTTGATATTGGGATTACTCATGAAATTGATGAGAAGATTGCTGAAATTTTAGGTCATGAATATGATGCGACCACAAAGGAAGTGACCAAATACTCTGATGACACTGCACCATATATCGCAATTGGTGGAATTAAAGTTAAGATTAAAGGCGGAAAGAGACTCTATAAAGCTGAATTTTATCCAAAGACACAATTCAAGGATTTTGTGGCTGATGGAAAGACAGCAGGAGATGGAATTGAATTCCAAACTCCTACGATTCAGGGAGATATCATTGCAGTAAAAGTGAAAGATGAAACAGATAATGAGAGACTACTGTGGAGTAGGACAGCTACATTTGACAATTTTGGAGATGCTTCCAAGTGGCTTGATGATCTACTTACTGCACCTGCATGAAGAGCATTCACAATTGGACTATCAGAGATTGGTAGTGATGATGTAATAGCATAAAGACTATGAGAGCATTCACATTTGATGGATGCTCTTTTTGTATAAGGAGAAAATATGAAAAATAATTATATATTTTTAGATCACGAAAATAAGTATCCTATCATCTTCAATTTGAACGTAATGGAAGAAATTCAAGATGCATTTGGATCTTTTGATAAATGGGCAGAAAAGCTAAAGCCTGAAGATGATGCAGAGCTTGATATCAAGGCACTGAAGCTTGGGATGACAATTGCAATGAATGAAGCAATTGATATGATCAATGAAGAGACTGGAAGCAAAACACCTATGCTTACAGAAAAACAAGTAGGAAGAATCATCACAAGCATAGGTCTTGAAAAAATTGGGATGAGTATTGGAGAAGCTGTGCAAGATGGTACAGGAGCAAGTGAGACTTCTACACAGGAGATATCTGAAGAGGAAAAAAAGGAATAATCCAAGAGAGCATCATAATTGATTTCTCTTGGCTTCTTTTTATTGGTCACTGCTTACTTGGATTTACTGAGAGTGAAGTAGGTAGAATGACACTTGTGAAGCTTATGAAGATGTATAAGCATTATCAAAATCAATATGATTTTGAGCTATCAAAGAGATCCTATAGATCACTTGTAGAAGAGGATGAGGATTTTTTAGAAGAGGATGGTGATCACTTCTACTGATAATGAATTGTATGAGTGAAAAAAGTGCTTGAATATCATCTTGTGAATATGAACAAAACATCAATCGAACATGGCATAGTAATTTATGCAGTATTCGGAAAACGCACGAAAATGATTTTTTTGATATCTACATAGGGTAATGAAGAAAATGCGTTTTAGGGGCAAATAAATGCGTTGTATACGTATATCAAAATTCAAGAAATTTCACTGCTAAAATAATACACATATCTATATCATAATTCAGTGTAATTTTTGTGCAATGTGCTAATTGTGTCAATTGTATATACAACTAACAGGAAAGGAGACAATGCTTTGGGTAATATGGGCGGTAGCATCATCTTAAAAGGTGAATCGGATTATAGAAAAGCTTTGAATGGAATATCTGCTGATCTCAAAATACTAGGGGATCAATTGAAAATCAATGCTCAATTACATACATCTGATTCTGATTCTCTTGTGAGGTCAGCAAATGAAAATAGAATCCTCAATGCAACGATTGATACACAGATGCAGAAGTATCTTGCTCTGAAAGGAAATCTTGATCTTGTAACGGCTCTGTATGGAGAGAATTCAGCTGAAGCAAATAAAGTAAGAGAGAAGATGAATCTCTTAAATTTAGAAATGCAACTCACTGACAAACAGCTTGCAAGCAATAATCAATCACTCAAGGCATTCTCTTCTGAGCAGCAAAATGTAAGCACCAAGATAACTCCAAATATTACATCACTCAAAACTCTTGGAGCAGCAATGCTTGAGAGTATGGCAGGTGGTGTGAAGCTATCATCTCAAATCAAAAATGATATGAATATACGTATGGATGAGATGAAAAGCAAAGTAAATAATGGCATGAATAATGTCAAGGATTTTGGGAAGGTACTTGTAGACACAGTGAAGCACCCTTCCACTCTTGGGAATGCACTCAAATCAGGTCTCATGGACAAAATGGACATGATGATCAATGGCAGCAAGAATGCATCAAATGAAGTAGATGCATTTGGGAGAAAGCTTGATACAAATAAGGATAAGCCAAAGACATTCGGAGATATCTTAAAGACCAAGATGATTGATATGGCTGATCAGCTGAGGAATGGTCTCAAAAAAGGTGCAGATGGAGTGGATGAAGTAGGAGATTCATCTGACAAAGGAAAGAAGAAAGTGAAAGATTTGGGAGATGAGATGCAATCCACTGAAAAGAAATCTCTCTCTTTTGGTGATGTACTCAAAGCAAATCTTGCTTCAGATCTTATTATGAAAGGTCTTGATTCTATTATTGGTGGTATCAAGAATATTGCAGGAGCAATCAAAGGTCTTGTATTTGATGGTGGTATGGCAAGAGCAATGGATATAGAGCAAGCTCAATTCAAGCTCAAAGGTCTTGGACATGATACAGCAGCAGTGGATGAGATCATGAAGAATGCTCTTGCAGGAGTAAAAAATACAGCCTATGCATTGAATGATGCGGTATCCATTTCAGCATCACTTGTGGCAGCAGGAGTGAAGCAAGGCGATGATCTGACACGATCTATCAAACTTGTAGGTGATGCTTCTGCTATCTCAGGAAAAGGAATGGAAGAGATGGGGGCAATCTTTAATAAGATTGCTACTTCAGGAAAGCTATCAGCAAAAGAGACAAATCAATTACACCAAGCAGGCATTCCTATCATCAATTTATTATCAGAGACACTTGGAAAATCTACAGAAGAAGTACTTTCTCTACAAAAAGCAGGAAAAATAAGCTTTGCGGACTTCCAAAATGCGGTAGAAAAAGGTATGGGCGGTGCTGCTCTTACAATTGGACAAACATTTGATGGGGCTTTGGCAAATCTCAAGACTGCATTCTCACGAGCTGGAGCAGGATTGATGTCACCTTTTACTCAGACACTTACTCCTGCACTTGGACTGATCACACAGCTTATAGATGATGTGGCTTCAGGAACAGTAGAGAATGTAGATGCTAGAATCAAAGAGATAGGTGGAATTGTATCAAGTGCAATTTCAGGTCTTATTTCAAATGTGAATCCTATCCTACAAGCACTCATTCCTGTAGTAGTATCACTGATTCAAGAAGTAGTGGCGATGATTCCAAATATACTCACTGAGATTCTTCCTATTGTGATTGATGGCATCCTTCAGCTTGTAGGTGCTTTGATTGATGCACTCCCAATGCTATTAGATGCAGGAATGCAGATTATTGTATCTATCATTGATGGAATAGCTTCAGCACTTCCCACACTCATTCCAAAGCTGTAGAGATTATAGTATCTCTTGTGACTGGATTACTTGCAGCACTTCCTCAGCTAGTAGAAGCTGCTTGGAATATGATTCAAGGTCTTGCTGATGGCTTGATCACAGCAATACCTCAATTGATTGCTGCACTACCAAAGATCATAGATTCAATCATCAATTGTTTTATGACTGCACTCCCAATGATTATAGATGCAGGAGTGAAGCTTTTGACATCACTTGTGAATGCATTGCCTACTATTATTCAGCAAATCGTGGCTGTGCTACCTAAGATCATCAATAGCATTATAAATGCAATCATTGGATCAGTACCAATGCTTATTGATGCTGGAATTAATCTTTTGACTGCACTTGTAGGTGCATTGCCTGATATTATTATGACTTTACAAGTAGGATTGAGTGATATTATTACATCAATTTTAGATGGACTGATAAATGCGATACCTTTACTCATTCAGGCAGGTATTGATTTATTTGTAGCTTTGGTGGATGCACTACCTAAGATCATTCAGACGATCTGTGATGCACTTCCTCAGATTGTAGATAATGTGGTAACGCATCTGATAAAAATGATTCCACTACTGATTCAAGCAGGAATCACACTACTGACTTCGCTTGTAAATGCACTGCCTACTATCATTCAGACAATTGTGACAAAATTGCCACAGATCATCAATTCAATCGTAAATGCACTTATAGGCATGATTCCTCAATTGATTCAAGCAGGGATTCAGTTATTTGTAGCAATCGTATCAAATATGCCTGCTATTATTGCAGGAATCTTGAAGGCACTACCACAAATCTTGAAAGCTCTCAAAGATGGATTCACAGGAATGCTTGGAGCAATGGGAGACATTGGTCTCAATCTTATAAAAGGGATATGGAATGGGATCTCTGATGCAGCAGGATGGATCATGGACAAAATCAAAGGATTTGGGAAAGGCATACTTGATGGAATCAAGGGATTCTTTGGTATCAAATCACCTTCCACTCTATTCAAAGAAGAGGTTGGTAAGAATCTTGCTCTTGGACTTGGAGAAGGATTCACTGGAGCAATGGGAGATATTACAAAAGAGATGAAGGGTGCAATTCCTACATCTTTTGACACACAGATAAATCCATATTTTGATGCACCAAGTGGCAGCAGTCTTGCAAAAGAATCAGGAAGTACAAAAAATCACAATTATAATGTAACTATCAATAACAATTCAAAATTCACATCACCTGCTGAAAATGCAAGGCTTTTTAGAAAAGAGATGGAATTCTTCAAGCTCAAGGAAGGGATGGTGACTGCATGATAGATAGAACAATTATTTGTATATCTGATAAAGGTTATAAAATTGGATTCACAAGCAGATTCCCTTACTTCCTTGACAAAGTAGAAGGAGTATATGAGACATCAGGAGAGATTATAAGCTCATCTTCAGCAAATAGCATAGGAGAGAACTATCAAGGCACACATATCCCAAAGAGATCAATCACAATTATAGGATATATGCAAAGGGATACAGGAAGGGATCTCAGGCAGAATCTATACAGATCATTCCCAAGAAGGACATTTGGAGAGTATCATCACTATGAAGGAGAAATCCAAAGAAAGATTAGATATCAAGTGGAATCTGTGAAGATTGTACCAAGTGGTATATATCATAAATTTATGATCAATCTTATTTGCATGAATCCTAATTTCACTGACTTTGAATTCACTGATGTATCAATAGGCAGATGGAAGGCACTCTTCCATTTTGATCTGATCATTCCATTTGATGAAGGCTTCATGTTTGGGGAGAAATCAGAAAGTAAAATTGAAGTGATTGAGAATCCTACGGAATTTGACTGGGGATTAAAGGTGGTACTTGAAGCTCATGATGTAGTAACAAATCCATATATACACTGTATAGAGACTGGACAAAGGCTCACAATCAACAGAATCATGCCTTTTGGTGAGGTCATTGAGGTGACTACAGGATTGCACAATAAGAACATCAAGCAGATCACTCCTACTGGATTCAATTACAGGAACAATTGGCTCACTCATGATTCAGTATTTCTTCAAGTAGGATATGGAGTGAATTCCTTCAGAGTAGGAGCAGAAGATAATGAGAATCAATTGAGTGCAGATATCTCATACATGAGAGAATATGGAGCAGTGTAATATGAGTGATAACAATAAAAATATTTATATAAGAGTATTTGATACATCACTGAATCTGCTTGGAACTATTGATGATTACATGAGTATCAGGTGGAGAAGAATGTACAATGAAGCAGGAGAATTTGAGATTCTTGTGCTTGCATATATCTATCCTATGTATTTATTCGCACCTGATAATATCATTGTAGTAGATGGAAAAGAAGAAGCTGCAATCATTGAGAATCTCAAGATTGATGACAATGGCACAGAATCCACTATCAATGTATCAGGAAGAATGCTCTCATCTATTTTAGAACGTAGGATCATCAAATCAAGAATCAATTTCACGGGTACAATTGTAAATGGAATGAAGGCTCTTGTAAATGCAATGACACCATTCCCAAATCTACAAGTATCAACTGCAAGTGTGCCGAGTGCAAACATTATATTCCAAGTTACATATAAGAATGTATATGATCATCTTGTGAAGCTGTCACTTATATCAGGCATTGCTTTTAGGATACTTCCTGATCTGATCAATAAGAAATTCATTTTTGAAGTATATAGTGGACTTGATCGAACAGCAAAGCAATCCATCAATGAGAGGTATACCTTCTCTACAGGTCATGATAATCTGTATAAGTCGGAATATATGAATTCTATGAGGACAGAAAAGAATTATGCTTTGATTGGTGGACAAGGAGAAGGAGCAGCAAGGGTACTTGTAACAATCAGCAGAGGTGGAAAGACAGGCTTTGATCTGAGAGAGACATTTGTGGATGCAAAGGATATGGAGCAAGGAGATGCTACTCTTCCTGAATATAG